AAAACGGGAGAATAAAATGAACAAGCAGACAGCGATTAAAGAAATCAAAAATGGTGCAACTTTGCATATCCAGCACTTCGATAAAACAGCTCATGTTTGCACTGGCGCTGGAATTGGCGATAACGCAAAAATTCGTTATGAAACAGCGAAAAAAATTAGCGAAAATTTCAATCTTGTCTGTGGTCGCAACGATTTTTCAGTGTATTCAAACTAAAACAAACCGCCCCGAAAGGGGCTAACAGGAGATAGAAATGGAATTACTTGATAAAAAAGAATTTTCAGTAGCGGCTTACAAACCGTTTTATGATCAGTTGCAAGAGTTAGAAAAAAACAACACTGCTATTGCGTTTGACTATGAAAGCGCAAAAGGCAACAAAGAAGCGCGAAGCCACGTTTATAAATTGCGCCAGTCCAAAGCGGCATTAGAAAAAACGCGCAAAGATGAAAAAGCTGAATCGCTACGCATTGGCAAGGCTATCGACTCGGAAGCAAAAGAGATTGAAGTGCGTATTGAAGCGATGATTGCGGTTCATCAGGTTAAGCTAGATGAGATTGAAAAACGTGAAACAGACCGCATTGCAAAGATTGAATTGCGCTTAGCTACACTTTCTGAAATTCACCACGAAGGATCAGCGGCAGATTATCGCTATCATTTGGCAACGCTTGAACAGGTCAAGATTGATGATTCTTGGCAAGAGTTTGCAGTTCAAGCGTCGCAAGCTAAAGACCAATCTATTGCAAAGCATCGTGAATTATTGGCATCACGTGAAAAAGCAGATGCAGAGGCCGCAGAGTTGGAATCATTGCGCAAAGCAGCGGCAGAACGCGAACAAAAAGACCGTGACGAAAAGATTGCACAAGAAGCGGCAGCAAAGGCTTTACGTGATGCAGAGGCAAAACAGCAGCAAGAACGCGAGGCAGCAGCTAAAGCAATTGCAGAAGCCGAAGCCAAAGCAAAAGCTGAGCGCGAAGCTGACACTAAGCATAAATCTGCGGTAAATCGTGCTGCATTGGCGGCAATGACTGAAAACGGAATTAGCGAAGAATGCGCAAAGCAATGTATTAAGTTGATTGCGCAAGGAAAAATTCCATCGGTTTCTATTGTTTATTGAGTAAAACAAACAGGAGATAAGCATGAAATTAAAGAGAAAAAAGTTAGAAAGTATCATTGATAAATTAGTTGATGAAACACCGGAAGATATAGGAAACAGCGTATCAGTAGGTATTGGCTATGTTCGGGGTCGATGCGTTAAGATAGAAGTAATGAGTGAAATTTACGCAAAAGAAGAAGAGTTTGAAGTTAGTGATAAATATGATTGTATTAAAAGTGGAGATAAAAAATGATGACTATTGAACAGTTAGACCGCCAAGCAAAAGCGATGCGAGAAGATGCTATTTATGCTTTTGAATCTGAAACTGTGTCTATGAAAGATAAAGTAGATGCTGTTATTTTGGCTTCGGTGGCGATGATGACTTATCAATTAGCGGTTGGAATGGAAGATGCAAAATGAAAACACTAGGAACCTTAGAGCAAGAAGCTCGGCAAGCGCGAGAAGAAGCAATAAAAGAAGTATCGCAATACGTGCCAAACGCTATCGAGGTGACGGATAAGCTGATTCTAGCAGCGGTGGCGATGGTTACTTATCAGTTTGCACTGGCATCACAAGATTAAGCGTAGTAGAATTAAGTCCTATCTCCCTCCGTGTAACAGCGGATTTTATCCCGACAAGTTAATGTATGGCTTGATCGGGATTTTTTTTCGTGTATCATTCAGTCATGGCTAGACCTTCTAAACTTACTGAAAAGCAATGGATAGAGATAACCGAACGAGTGGCGCGCGGGGAGAAGATGCGCGAACTTGCTCGGGAGTTTGACGTTTCCGAAGCAGCTATAAGGCAGAGGGTTTCTGCGCATGCGAAGTCAATAAAAGATGTTGCAAATCAAATGGTTGCAGCAGAAGTTGCTTTTAAGTCATTGCCTGTTACTTCGCAGATTATTGCGCATAACCTCGCAGACGAACTAAAGCAAATATCAATGCATCTTGCCAGTGCTGCAAAGTATGGGGCGGCAACAGCGCACAGGTTAAACGGGATAGCGCATAACCAAGTCGAAAGGATCGATGATGCAGAGCCAGAGAAATCAACAGAAGCCTTGCAGAGGATAGCGGTACTTTCAAAGATTGCTAATTCATCGGCTGAGATCGGATTGAAGCTTTTGGCAGCTAACAAAGATATGGCAGTAGCAGACGAAACGCCGCCTACGCCTACAGCGATTAACTTTGTCGTTAAGAGCGCACGCAAGCAAGATGCTTGATTTCGTACTTAATGAGCCTCAAGCAAGGTTCTTACAGCTACCTCACAAGTTTAAGGCTTACGTGGCCGGGTTCGGCAGCGGGAAATCATGGGTTGGATGTGCAGGTATAGCGGCTCACTTTTGGGAGCATCCCGGCATCAATCAAGGCTATTTTGCCCCTACCTATCCGCAGATTCGAGATATTTTCTACCCTACCATTGAAGAAGTCGCTTACCTTATGGGTTTGCGAACTAAAATCAAAGTGGGCGATCATGAAGTCGATATGTACGAAGGGAACCGATACCGTGGAACCGTGATTTGTCGATCAATGGAAAAGCCTGAAACGATTGTCGGTTTTAAAATTGGTCACGCGATGATTGATGAGTTGGACGTGATGAATCAGCTAAAGGCTGAGCAGGCATGGCGTAAAATCATTGCACGTATGCGATACAAGGTTGACGGTGTAAAGAATGGCATTGACGTAGCAACCACACCAGAGGGGTTCAAGTTCGTTTATCAGCAGTTCGTTAAGGCTGTACAGGATAAGCCTGAATTAGCGAACCTATACGGGCTTGTGCAGGCTTCCACGTATGACAATGAAGATAACTTGCCTGATGACTACATACCATCCCTATTCGATTCCTACCCTGAACAGCTTATTTCAGCTTACATCAATGGCGACTTTGTTAATTTAACCAGTGGCAGCGTTTATCCTAACTTCTCACGTAAATTGAACCACACGAACGAAACGATAAAAGAACGTGAGCCGTTATTTGTGGGCATGGACTTTAACGTAAATAATATGACGGCTTGCATCAACGTGATTCGTGATGGCTTACCGATGACGCTAGAAGAACGATGTAAGGTGTTAGACACTCCAGCAATGGCGCTGCGATTGAAGGAAGATTATCAGGACAAAGGGCACGACATCACGATCTTTCCTGATGCAAGCGGCGGGAATACTTCGAGCAAGTCTGCAAGTGAGTCTGATTTATCTATTTTGCGCAGTTATGGGTTTAGAATCGAAGTAAATCACGCAAACCCGCCCATAAAAGACCGTGTAAATAGCTATAAAGCCATGATTTGTAATGCAAATGGCGAAAGAAGGTTTAAAATAAACACTAATATGTGTCCGGTCACAACTGAGGCGCTAGAACAACAGATTTACGGTTTAGATGGAATGCCAGATAAGAAAGCAGGCAAAGACCATCCAAATGATGCGAACGGGTACTTTATAGTTAAGCGATACCCAATTGTCAAAAACACGGCTCAGAGGGCGCAAATTATAGGGATTTAACATGTCAACTACCGATAAACCAGACTATCAGCATCCAGAGTACCAGGCAAATATTGAGCGATGGAAGCGATGCCGCGATGCCGTGTCCGGTCAAGATGCTGTACATGCTGGAGGGATTAAGTATTTGCCTCGATTGTCTGGCGAGACTGATGACGAATACAAATCGCGAAAAATGCGAACGCCATTCTTTAATGCTTCCGGCCGCACGGTTGAGGGTATGGTCGGGCTAGTGTTTCGCAAAGACCCAGTATATGAGATCCCATCTAGTATGGAAGTGATCGAATACGATATGACCATGACCGGTTCAGACATGGTTTCGTTTAGCAAGCGGCTTATCACTGAAATTGAAGTGGTAGGGCGTGTTGGTGTATTAGTTGAATATCCTACTGTACCAGTTCAGCCAGTGACGGAAGCACAAAGGGCAGCGTTAAACCTTCGTCCGTATGCGAGCATGTACAAAGCCGAGACAATTATCAATTGGCGCATTGGTCGCATCAATAACCAGTTACAGCCTATTCTGGTAGTCCTGTCTGAGACATACGAAGAAAACGGTCAATTCGAGACGGCTTACAAGCCGCAAATGCGAGTGTTAGAGCTTATCGAAGGCGCTTATGTTCAGACTATCTGGCGCAAGACTGACAAGGGCGAGTGGGCTATCTTCGATCAAGTGATGCCGATAATGAACGGTAGTCCTTTGTCTTACATTCCTTTTCAGATCATCGGGGCGAACTCGCTGGAATACGAAGTCGCTAAACCGCCATTGATTGATTTGGTTGACCTCAACATGAGTCACTATAGAACTACAGCAGATTTAGAGCATGGCGCTCATTTTACGGGCTTGCCTATGCTGTTTATAGCTGGCATGCAGTTGGAGAAAGGCGAGAAAATATCACTTGGAAGTTCTAATGCCGTAGTTGCGCCTTTGCCAGAAACGAGCGCGCAGTACATCGAGTTTCAAGGTCAAGGATTGGG